CGTTTTTTCTATCGCAAGTGTAAAATGGGTGAATCCGGAAACTAAAAACGCGACTGGCAGCACTGCATATTTTACAGTTTCCGCAAATGCAACTGATGTTGCAGGTACAACAACGCTTACTTTTACTCCTGCGATGTATGCAAGTGGAGCCGCTCAAAACGTGAGTGCATTACCTGCAGATAGTGCAGCGGTGACTTTTGTCGGCGCGGCAAGTGATACGTACAAAGGGAACATGATACATCATAAAGATGCGTTTGCCCTTGTTACTGCGGATTTAATTAATCCAAAAGATACGGGAGCCTGGGGAGCACGAGAAGTTTATGATGGGATTAGTTTGCGTATTGTAAAGCAGTACAATATAGTAAATGACCGTTTTGATACTCGTCTTGACGTTTTGTATGGATGGAAAACCTTATATCCAGAATGGGCTTGTAGAGTTGTCGGAGATTAAGAGTACTTCTATTCTTTGTTTTTTTTACTATGCCAACAATTTTTATAAAGGGGTTTAATATGGGTGTTGATTATATAGGAACAAATAAACCGGATGGGATGAGCTTAGGCTTGTCTACAACGGAAAAAATAAGTTTTTATGGTGTTACGCCAATTGTTCAAAGAAGTGGTGCAAGTCAAGCCGCTGTTTCTACGACTGCAAGTGTAAATACTACAGATGGCGCCGTTGCTGGATATGCTACAACGACACAAGCAAACGCTTTAGTAACATTGACAAACGAAATAAGGGCGGCGCTTGTTGCCGTTGGAATAATTAAAGGGAGTGCTTAATACATGCAACTTTTATTAGGGTGTGGCCACAGCCGATTTAAGAAGATGCATGCAAAAGATCGTGCAATATGGGTCGACCTTTGCACGGTCGATTTTTATCGTGAATGCGATCCGGATATAATTCACGATTTAAATAAAATGCCATTGCCATTTAAAGACAGCTCTGCGAATGAAATCCATATGTATGAAGTGCTTGAACACTTGGGAACGCAGGGCGATTATAAGTTTTTCTTTGAGCAGTTTTCTGAATATTGGCGAATATTAGAACCAAATGGCCTTTTTTTTGCGCAATGTCCGTCGTATAGATCTCTTTGGGCTTTTGGTGATCCGAGTCATACAAGAGTTCTTAATAAAGGATTGTTGCCTTTTTTGTCGCAGAAAGAATATAAAAGACAAATCGATGTAGAAAAAAGAGCAATGACAGATTTCAGGCGCATTTACAAAGCGGATTTTGATATAATGGATGTGTACGAGGATGAAAATACTTTTAATTTTGTTTTAAAAGCTGTAAAGGACAATTAAAATTATGAGTCAAAAAGGGAACAAAGTCTATATTGCAATTCTTGCATATGACGGCAGAATTGACGTTGGAACTTGTGGAGCGTTGTTTGACAACATAGAGAATCTTAAAAATAACGGCTATGAAGTTAAACATTATTTTGAAATTGGTTGTTGTTATTTGCCTCAAGCTAGAAATACATGTGTTGCCAATTTTCTTGAAACTGATTGCGATTATATGATTTTTGTTGACTCTGATTTGTGGTTTGACCAAACAGCAATGTTTAAACTGTTAAGTTTTAAAAAAGATTTAATTTGTGGCGCGTATCCGTTCCGAGCTGGAACAGATGGTTTCCCAATCAAAGTTTTTACAAACGAGGACGGCACTCCAAAAGTTGAAGAGGAAACCGGCTTGATTGAAATAGAAGGGGGCGCAACGGGCTTGATGTGTATTAAAAGAGAGCTTCTGGAAACTATGAAAAAAAATAATCCGACATGGGAAACAGCTCGAGAGACAACAAGAAAAAATAAAATATATGCAATTTTTGACACTGGTATGTTGTGGAAAAATGACAAACATTGGTACGGGGAAGATTTCTTATTTTGCTATAGAGTAATAGAAAATGGCTTTAAAATATTCTGTTACCCAAATATTAATTTTTTGCATATTGGAAGACAGGCAAGGGTTGGAAACTATCATGAATATTTAAGTAACTTGCCAAAGCCCGAGAAAGTGAATAAAAATGCAGAATAATAAAAAAATAGGCGTTTTTATTGCAGTTCTTGCATATGACGGCAGAGTTGATGCGCTTACAAGCCAAAGCTTAATGGCAAATGCTATTGATTTACAAAGTAGAGGTGACTATAATTTAGCATACACTTTTGAATCTGGTTGTTGTTATTTGCCAAGAGCCAGAAACAATTGCGTACAATCTTTTTTAGAAACGGGCCTTGATTATTTAATATTTGTAGATTCTGATTTGTATTTTCAAGATGACGCTATGCACAAACTTTTAAGCCACAAAAAAGATATCGTGGGCGGTGCTTATCCTTACAGAGGAGGTGCAGGCGGCTGGCCAGTTAGACCGATAAAAGACAAAAACGATAATGTTGTAATAGATAACTATAGTGGCCTTATTGAGTGCGAAGGTGTTCCAACTGGATTGATGTGTATACATAGAAATGTATTTATAAACATGCTTGCAAAGCATCCCGAATATATTAGCGATCAAATCGACAATGGGAAAAGAATTTTTTATATTTTTGATACTGGTATGCTGTGGGAAAATAAAAAACATTGGTATGGAGAAGATTATTTATTCTGTCTTCGCGCCAAAAAAGATGGATATAAAATTTATTGTGAACCGAATATAAATTTTGAGCATATAGGAAAAGAAGGCCGACAAGGAAATTATAAAAAATATCTTATAAGCCTAAAACACAAAAAAGAAGGGACAAATTAAAAATGGAAGATTATATTGATTTAATTGAAGACCGTGGCAAATATCCAACGACCCTTTACAACAAGAACAAATCAAAGCATATAATTGTAAAAGACTTTAAAGAGGTCGTTGAAAATGCTCCGGAATTTATGCATTATAATTTTGATTGGGAGTTGCTTGACAAAAAAGCAAAAGAAATAAAAGATCAAATTGATAGAATTGATGCAGAAATTGAAACGCTTGAAGTCAGTGCAGAGATAAAGGATGTCCAAAAACCAAAATCTAAAAGTAAAATACGCTCTAGAAAAAGGTAAAAAAACATGGCCACAGCTTTACAAGTAATAAAACGCAGCTTGCGGATGCTTGGAGCAATTGGAAGCGGAGAAACTCCAGACGGCTCAACTGGCGCAGACGCGCTATTTGTTTTAAATAGAATATTAGAAGAATGGAACACGCAAAAACTTTTAAATTATTATGTCGCTCATGCGAATTATCTTGTATTAAATGGGACTGCTCAATATTCTATCGGAAGTGGCGGGGATTATGATGGCGATAGGCCGGAAAAAATTGTATCTGCTTATCTTCGAGACAATGATTTAAAAGATCATGTCTTAGAAATAATTACCGACAAAAAGTATAGTTCTATTTATGATAAAACTCATTCTGGAGTGCCTCAATATTTGCAGTATGATGCACAATATCCGCTTGCATATATCAATCTTTACCCAAAGCCAAGCGTAAACGGAGTTTTAAACATTGGCTATTATATGCCGCTTACAACAATAAGCGCTCTTTCAACGTCATTTAGTTTACCAAACGGGTATGAATCCGCTCTTATTTATCAACTGGCCGCAGAACTTGCGCCGGAATATGGGAAGTCCATTGAGCCTTTTTACTCACAGTCTATTAAGAAAAAAGCGCATTTAAAATCAATAAATACAGAAATAGAGTGTTTAGGCGTAGACAATGCCCTTATTTATGATTTATCTGGGTATCAAATTTCAAACGATATTTTTGAAAGCATGATTTTCGAGGACGAATAAAAATGAACATTCCTTTTGTTGGTGGTGGCGTAAATGCAAGGCGTGCTTTAAGTGCAAATTCAGAATTTTGCCTTAACTTTTATCCTGAAATTGCGCAGAGCGGTGATAAATCACAAATGCGACTTGTCGGAACTCCAGGACTTGATCGATTTACTTATATAACCGATAATAGTTCTGCATGTCGTGGTTTTTTTGTGTCTAGTGCAGGAACTTTTTATGCTGTAATTGGTGGAACGCTTTACTCTATCGGAAGCGCTGGAATTTATAGCGAACTTGGAACGCTCTTGACTGGCGCGGGATATGTAAACTTTGCAGAGAATGTAAATATAACTACAAATACAACGCAAATAATGATTGTTGATAATAGCTACGGGTATATTTTTGATGTCGCAACATTAACGCTTACTAGAATTACAGATGGAGATTATACAACAGGAAGCCACGTAATATATAAAGACGGGTATTTTATACAGAATAAAAAAAGTACAAATCAATTTATTTATTCAAACCTATATGACGGGTTAAACTGGCAAGCTCTAAATTATTATGCAGCGGAGGGCAATTCTGATAATATAACTGCGACGGAAACTATAAATAATGACATTTGGCTTTTTGGGGAAAAAAGCATTGAAGCGTATTATCCTACTGGAGTTTCAACAAGTCCATTTGCTCGCTCAAACGGGAGTTACTCAGACATTGGGATAATTGCGCCATATAGCTTATCAAAAATTAACAATACTCTTTTTTGGCTCGGAAAAGGCAGAGAAGGCAACCATCAAATTTATGCACTAAATAGCTACTCACCTCAAAAAATTTCAAATCATAATATTGAATATTTCTTAAGTACTCTAACATCCCCATCTACAGCAAAAGGGTTTTGCTATCAACAAGAAGGACATGTTTTTTATATGCTATCCTTTCCAGACGATGATAAAACAATTTGTTTTGATATGAGTACCAACATGTGGCATGAAAGAGGGTATTATAATTCTCAAACAGGATATAACAATATACACCGCGCTATTTGTTGCGAAAATTTTAATAATAAGGTTGTTGTTGGAGATTACAACAATTCAAACATTTATTATTTAGACCTTGACACATACGATGATTATAACAATGAAATCGTTCGCATTCGTCAAACGAATCATATCGGACAAGACCGCAAAAGAGTTTTTTATAATAACTTTGAACTTGATATGGAAGTTGGACAAGGCTTGTTGTCTGGGCAAGGAAGCGATCCGCAAGTGATGCTTACATATAGCAACGATGGCGGAAATACTTGGAGCAATGAATATTTTAAAAGTGCTGGGAAGCTTGGAGAGTATAAAACCCGTGTTCGTTGGACAAGGCTAGGGCAAGCTCGTGATAGAGTTTTTAGAGTTAGAGTTTCCGATCCTGTAAAGTGGGTGATCAATAGTGCACATGCAGACATAACTGTTGAAGGAGTTTAGAAACAATGCCAATCTTAAGACCGCCACCAATAAAGTCAAAAATAACAGATGTTATAGGAATGCTTGCGCGGCCTTTCTCGGACTGGTTCCGTGACGTTCATTTTTATTTTATAAATACAAATAGTGCAAATCAATTTGTAAGTTTAGATTTAGATGCAAAGTTGCCAGCAATAGACGGAAGTCAGCTTACAAATATTGATCATGTCAATTTAGAAAATAAGGGAACTAATACACATGCGCAAATAGATTCACACATTTCAAGCATTTTTAATCCGCACAGTGTAACAAAAACGCAGGTTGGGCTTGGAAATGTTCCAGATGTTGATTGTACAAATGCAACAAATATTATAAGCGGCACTCTTGCGGATGCAAGATTAAGTTCAAATGTCGCATTAAAAAATCAAAACAATAATTTTAGCGAAACCCAAAATGTAACAGGGAACTTAGTTGCTACAGGTCAAATTAAAGGCGCAACTGGACAAATTGGAGGCGTTGCAAATTATTCTGAATTTGAGACTGATGGCACATTAGTTTTTAATGGAGATGCGACAACATGGGAAGATTTAAACTTTAGTCCTTTGGCTGCAGGAGGTCCAGCAGTAACTTTGCCCGACTATGTGACAATTAATAATGTTGTCCACCGTGAATTTACAAGTTCTAATAATCAATATTGCGGTGATTGCAGAGAAATTCCACATGAAGCAAAACTTGGACAAACATTAATCCCTCACGCACATATTTTTTTAAAAAGTGGTGAAAGTTCTGGGACAACAGGCGTAACTTTTACAATTTACTGGGAAATAAGAGATTCTACAGGAACGACAAGCGGAAGCGTTGCACTCTCTGCAACAAGCGCAGAACTTGCTGCGAATGGAAACAAAGTAAATATTTATGACGCAACTGGATTCACGGGTTCGAGTGAGCTTGGAGCACAGTTGAATTTTAAAATTGCAAGAACTGCAGGAGATGCAGGGGATGTAATTTTGATGACTTTTGGTGTACATTATGAAAAAGACGCAACTGGAAGCCGCGCAGCTTTGTCAAAATAATTATTGTTTAAAAGGTGTTTATGTTGTAATTTAATTATATAGAGTTCTTTCAATATTTTTCTTTTCTGCTCGTTTTTTTT